CCTATCTAAAAAGCAACGAGCCTCTACGGCAAGAAAAAAGAAACGTGAGGGTTCTAAAGGCAAGACGGTTGTTGCTAACACAAAAGCGGCAAAAGTCAGGAATGCCCGCGACGGTGGTTTTTTTACTAAAGGATGCGGCGCGGTCATGGCGGGCCGACGCAAACAATACAGGAATTATTGAAGGTTGATATGGACGGAATTTTACTGGCCGAGCATCTGCTGAAGCAAATTAGGGAGAGAAGAGACCGAATATCGGAGATGATGGTGTCTGGAAACGTCAAAAGCCTTGATGAGTACAAACAACTGGTTGGCAACGTTGAGTCTTTAGATTATATAGGTCAGGAGTTAAGACAAATCTTGGACGAGGCTTCTTAATGTCAAACAAATCCGAACTTCCAGAGACTGACAATCTGGTATCGCTAGAATCGGCTTACGTAAAGCCACAAGAAAAAGTTTTAGATCCTTCAAAGGTGGATGTAGATACCTTTGAAAGATTGCCAAACCCTACCGGTTGGCGTCTTTTGATACTTCCTTACAGAGGCAAAGGTAAAACAGAGGGCGGTGTGCTGCTTCCCGACGCGGTTGTTGACCGTGAATCTGTTGCAACCGTATGCGGTTATGTTTTGAAAGCCGGTCCTTTGGCCTACCAAGACAAGGAAAAGTTCCCTAGCGGGGCTTGGTGTAAGGAAAAGGACTGGGTAATTTTTGGTAGATACGCGGGCGCTCGCTTTAAGATCGACGGCGGCGAGGTGCGTATTTTGAACGATGATGAAGTAATCGCCGTCATTCAGGATCCTGAAGACATCCTGCACTTTTAACATGGGAGCCAGCCATGCCTGAGCAAGAAGAACTAGTGGTCGATCTACCCGAGACCGGCCCTGAGATCGACGTAGAGGTCGAGGATAGTGAGGATGTTGAAGCATCTTCAGAAGAGGACCAAGAGCACCTTGAGTATAGCAAAAAGGTCCAAAAACGCATAGACAAGCTCACGAAGAAAGCTCGTGAAGCGGAACGGCAGCAAGAAGCTGCACTAAACTATGCAAAAAACATCCAAGCAGAAAATAACGCGCTTAAAAACCGTGTAGACAGCTTGGACCGTGGTTACGTGGCCGAGTACGGTGATCGCATAGCAACGCAGTCAGAGGCTCTTCAAAAAGACTTGGAGACTGCTATCGCTACTAGCGACACGGCGTCTCAGGTGGAACTGAACAAGAAGCTTGCTCAGTTGGCTATTGAAGAAGAGCGTGTTCGAGCCGCTCAGGCGCAGCAGAAACAACAGGAGCAGTATCAGGCACAAGAGATGCCCCAAGCTCCCCAGCCCCAGGCTCCCGTAAGGCCCGACCCTAAAGCAGAAGAATGGGCTGAGAAAAACCCGTGGTTTGGTCAAGATGAGGCCATGACGTTTGCGGCATTCGGAATACACAAGAAACTCGTTGAAGAAGAAGCCTTTGACACAGAGTCTCCTGAGTATTACGATGAACTTGATAAAAGATTACAAGAGGCTTTCCCTCAAAAGTTAAACGGGAACGCCTCCACTTCAGATAGCAGACGGCCCCAACAGGCTGTAGCATCTGCCACACGCTCTAGTTCCTCTGGGCGCAAAACAGTAAGACTGTCCCCTAGCGAAGTTACGATTGCTAATAAGCTTGGGGTTCCTCTTGACGAGTACGCGAAATACAAACGCTAGGAGATGGCAATGGTTGAAGATACAAACACAATCGACAGGTCTTCTCGCGCTTCCAAGACCCGGACGGCTAAACCCCGAAGGAAACCTTGGGCCCCCCCATCCTTATTGGATGCACCAGACCCACCACAAGGTTATGTCCATAGGTGGATTCGCTCCGAAGTTAGGGGCTTTGATGACCGAAAAAATGTTTCTGCCCGAATGAGAGAGGGATGGGAACTTGTTCGGAAAGAAGAGTATCCTGAATTTGAAGCTCCCACTATTGACGACGGAAAATACGAAGGTGTTTTCGGAGTGGGCGGTCTGTTACTGGCGCGGATTCCTGTAGAGGTTGTTGAAGAACGCAGGCAATACTTTGGTCAGCAGAATGCTGACGCCATGCAAGCGGTTGACAACGATCTTTTTAAGGAGAACCAGCACCATTCGATGGCGATTCAGAAACCTGAACGTCAGTCGCGCGTTACGTTTGGAGGTCCTAAATCTTCAGAGGATTAGGGCTACTGTTTTAACATTTTGCTTTGAGGAGCAAGAGAAATGGCTAATACGAACGGAAGCTTTGGCCTCCGTCCGCTCAGTAAGTTGGGCGGAGGAGCCAATTCCACCGGTCTGACAGGCTATACTCCTTATGAAATCGCTAACGGCAACTCCGATAAGATTTATCAGGGTCAAGTGGTTATTCCGCTTGCCTCTGGATTTATCGACCACACGGCTAACGCAGCCGGTGGAACGGTCAGCCATCTAGGCGTTTTTCAAGGTTGCGAGTATGTCTCCAGCACCACTGGAAAACCCACTTGGAGTAACTACTGGCCTGGGTCGGGAGCGGACAGCAACCACCCAATTAAAGCCTTTATCAACGACGACCCAAATCAGTTGTATGTGATTGCATCTGATGCGTCTCTGACTAGTAAAGCGAATGCTCGCGCAAGCGTCTTTCTAAACGCTAGTCTTTCCACGGGTATCACGGGCAGTGATACCAGCGGTGTTTCGTATGGGCGTCTTGCCGTCAGCACGCTAGCCACCACCAACAGTCTTACTTTGCGGCTGATGGGTTGGCTTGAAGATTCCATGAACGAGGACTTCACCGCTGCTGGCATCCCGTGCATCGTCCGGTTGAACAACCCCTTCAATGCCCCGGTTGGGTCCATTGCTGCGGGCACACCTTCAACCACTGGCGTATAGGAGGGTTTGAACAATGGCTATTAGTAGAGCACAACTTGTAAAAGAGTTGGAACCCGGCCTGAACGCACTGTTCGGAATGGAGTACGATCAATATGATCGTGAGCACGAAGAAATCTTCTCCATGGAGACTTCGGATCGTGCTTTTGAAGAAGAGGTGATGCTCAGTGGCTTTGGAGCAGCACCGACGAAGGGTGAAGGCAGTGCCGTATCCTTTGATGACGCGCAGGAAGCATACACGGCGCGTTACACAATGGAGACCATTGCGCTCGCCTTTTCGATTACGGAAGAAGCTATTGAGGATAACCTTTATGACCGGCTCGCAAGCCGTTACACGAAGGCACTAGCTCGTAGCATGAGCCAGACGAAGCAGGTTAAGGCCGCTGCGGTTCTTAACAACGCTTTTGACAGCACTGTTACCGGTGGGGACGGAAAAGAGCTTTGCGCTACGGACCATCCTCTCGTTAACGGTAGTACCTTCCGTAACGAGCTTTCCACTGCCGCAGATCTCAACGAGACCAGCCTTGAGCAGGCTCTCATTGATATCGCTGGTTTTGTGGATGAGCGGGGCCTCAAGGTTGCAGTTCGTGGCACCAAGCTGATTGTTCCGAAGGAACTTCAGTTCACTGCGGATCGTCTGCTTGAGTCCACTCTTCGTGTAGGAACGGCGGATAACGACATCAATGCTGTGCGGAACATGGGAATGCTCCCGCAGGGCTATGCCGTTAACCACTTCCTGACGGACACGGATGCCTTCTTCATCCTAACGGACGCGCCGAACGGTATGAAAGGTTTCAACCGGACGGCAGTTCGTACTTCGATGGAAGGCGACTTCGACACGGGTAACGTGCGGTACAAGGCTCGCGAACGCTATGCGTTCGGGTTCTCTGATCCACGCGGTATCTTTGGATCACCCGGAGCATAATAGTTTCGGGTTCGGGAGGGGGGAAACTCCCTCCCGACTTATTTCTGGGATTG